TTGGACTACGGGGACAGCTAGCTGGTGCTGGCCCGCCGGGAGCGGCGGCCGGATTCGAACCGGCGACCCGGGAGCGACCCGACCGAGGTAACCAGGCTCCTCGAACGCCGCGCGACGGGCCAGCGGATCCGAGCATATCGCTGACGGCCTTTGGCGTAGCTGACACTCGATCACCTCCGCCAAACACCACCCAAACAACAGCGCACCCCACTGCCTACGGGCGGTGGGGTGCGCTTTGCGTTGCGGGGCCTACAGGTCGAGCGCGGCTGTGACCAGCCGGTGATCCGACGGGGCAGGCTCACCCTCCGCCGGGATGTGCACCCGGTAGCTGCCCGGGATGTAGTGCTCCAGCATCGCCCCGTTGGCCAGGATGTGATCGATGTGCAAGCCGCCGCCGAGGTCTACGCCGGCGTTGACGGTCGGTATCAGCGGCTGCGTGCGGTCACTGTTCCACTCGACCTCGGCGAGGGTGCTGAATCCGCACCCGTCGACGCGGGTTCCTTGCTCGGCGTCCCACCGCCCGATCAGGTGGTCAACCGCCCGGGTGTCGGGCACCCACGTCCCATCCGGCATCTGGGCGCCCTTGTGGGATCTGGCCCGGTAGTCCGCCGCATCCCAGTCCCGCTGCGGCCAGTGATCACCGGACGGGGTGCAGTTGAGGTCACCCCCGCCGATGACCGGCAGGCGCTCCTTGTAGCCGTACCGGTCCAGCAGCCCGGCTTGGATCAGTCGCCAGTCACCCGAGCGGGCATCCCAGTGCTCCACCCACGCCAAGAACTCTTGAGCGTTGTCGCGGACCGCGAACCGGGCCATGTTGCGTTTGTCGATGAATTGGTTCTCGTCTCGGCCGTCCCACCACTGCCGGACAACGAGCAGGGTCGGATCGTAGAAGATCACCGGCCCCATCGGGCCCTGCCGCATCGCCCCGGCCAGCGGGATGTAGGGCGCGCCGAGCTGGTCAGCCAGCGCCTCGGCGCACCCGTACAGCCCAGCGTCGCCGTTGACGCGGAAGTACTTGCCCTCGCAGTACAAGATCAGCGCCGGCACCTCGGCGATGCCAGCGAACGCGCGTTGCAGCGGACCGAAGTCGTAGCCACCGGCGGTATAGCCGCCATCCTGGTAGTTGAACAAGGCGATCGGCAGTCTCATCAGTAGGGCCCTCCGATGCGGTCTACGGGTAGATGTGGCCACGCTTTGCGTTGCGGGGGCTACGCCGCCTTGCGCCCGATCCCACCGAAGCTGCCGGAGCCGAATGAGCCACCGGCGGATTCGACCGGCTTGCCGGCCTCGGGTCGCCACTCGTGCAGCCACGTCACGCCCGGCGGCAGCAGATCGAGGCCAGCGAAGAACGCCGCGATCTCGTCGCGGTTGCGGGGTCCGGCCGGTGTTGCGGTCTGCTTCGCGTAGACGTCCTGCGCGGCGCTCAGGTGGTGACCGGCGAAGGACTCCGTAGCGACATGCGACACGGCGAGGTAGCTACCCGAGGGCAGCGCGTCCATCAACTCCGTGACCACCCCGTAGGCCACCGCGTCGTCGGGTACGAAGTGCAGCACCGCGGCCAGCAGCAGACCGATCGGTCGGCGGAAGTCGATCAGCTTGCGCACCTGCGGGTGGGTGAGGATGCTCTGCGGGTCACGCAGGTCCGCGCGGATGGCCGTGGCCAGCTTGTTGCCTTCCAGGATTTCCTGGCTCTCGGCCACCGCAACCGGGTCAAGGTCCACGTAGACCACCCGGGACTTAGGTTCCTTGCCCTGGGCGATCTCGTGCACGTTGCCCTCGGTCGGGATGCCCGAGCCGATGTCGAGGAACTGGCGCACCCCGGAGTCGACCAGCGTTCGCACCGCGCGCCCTAGGAATGCCCGGTTCGCGCGGGCCGTCACCTGGATGTGCGGGAACTGTGCGATGACCGCACGGGCCGCCGCTTGGTCGGCGGGGAAGTTGTAGAGACCGCCGAGGAAGTAGTCGTACATCCTGGCTGCGGTCGCTGGCTTCCTCGTGGCATCGTTGTCGATCATGGCGACTGCCGAGGTTCCTGCCCGGCGCCCCTCCACAGGTCGGGATTCACGCCAGCGGCCGTCAGGAGCCGCTCCGCATCCCGCCGCAGCACACAGCCATCGACACCGCACGGACACCGGCCCGGCGGATCGCGGTGGTGCAGGAAGTCCTCGGTTGCTTGGTCGATCGCGTCGGCGGACAGGTTGGCGCGCTGGCGACGCCGGTACTCGGCATCCAGTTCGGCCGCCTGCTCGCGCAGGCGGCCGTCCGGGACGTCGGGGTAGAACTCGCGCAACGCTGCGGCCAGTCGCTGTTCAAACGTCTCAGCCATCGCTACCTCCCCGGCTCGGCATGGTTGGTGCGCAGCTGCCCGGGCACGTGCGGGACTTCCCACCGTGACCGGCCGGTACCACCGGACATCCGCCGGACGGTGATCAGCCGGGCGATGGGCCGGGTTGCCTTCGCAGGGTCCGCGGTGCGCCACCAGCCGGGGTGCCGGGCGTCATACTCGGACACCTTCGCGAAGGTGTCCGGCAGCGGGTCGGTCACTGCGGCCTCCCTCCGGAGAGGCGGCGCCGGGGGTCTACCACCGGCCACGGACTCCCTGGCACCGTGGTCGGCAGCGGCTATTCCGGCGCCGCCAGTCGTTGCGGCGCTGCGCTGATGCGACGGCCGGAAGACGCCCGGGTCGGGCGCTCGGATCTTCTTGGAGGCTTGATGCCTCCGTGGCCGCCGCCAAGCCCGCGATGGTGCTGCGGACCGTGATATTCGGCGCCGGCCCGGCGGTAGGCAGCCGTTGGAAGCCACCGCCGGGCCGGACGCCTTGATCCACCTCGGGGGGTGGACCGGGGGTGGGGCGCAGTTCCTGGCGCCAACCCGGAAGGGCGTCCCGTGTGGGATGATGCCATGGAAACCATGGCAAGTCTAGAAACCCTTGCAACCTGCGGAAAGGCGGTGATCTACTTGGCGGGCCAACCCGGGAGTGCCGTCATGTCTCCAACGCCATATAAGCCTGCCTATCAGATCGTCGTCGATGCGATTCGCGACCAGATACGCTCTGGCCTGCTCAAACCCGGCGGTAAGCTGCCCATCAAACGTGAGCTGATAGCGCAATACAGCGTCAGTGGCCAAGTCATTGATTCGGCGATGCTCATTTTGAGAACCACGGGATGGGTCGAAGGTCGTCAAGGCAAGGGTGTCTATGTCGCCGCGAGTCCTCCTATCGAGTGACCTGCCGAAACACCGCCGGCCCGGACCATCAGGTCCGGGCCGGTCCTTTGTGTGTCACCCACATAGGGGTCAGGTCAGCGTCACCCATCCGGCGGCCAGACCGCCAATGGCGAGCACCGAGAGCAGTAGGTGCGACTCCACCCAGCTACCCGTCCGTAGCCGCATGACCTCCGGCAGCCCGATCGGGTACCAGCACAGCCCTGCGAGCTTCAGCGGCCAGAGGACCGGCGCGCCCGCAATCGTGCAGGCGTCGCCGAGTGAATGGATCAGGCAGCCGAGCCCGGCGGGTATCCCGAGCCACGCCCAGCCGCTCGCGTCCGGCAGGTAGGCGCAGGCGATAGCGGCAGCGGCGGACGCGAGTGCGATCCACACCGGTCCGGTACGGTGGCGCTCCCGGGTGGAGAGCAGCCCGCGTAGCGCCAGGCCGGCGGCCACGAACGCGACGACGAGCAGCGCCCAGCGGCCACCCAGCCAGCAGGCGAGGGACACGGCGCCCCCGGTGGCGAGCGCGAAGGCCGCAGTGTGGGTGAACGTCCGATGACCACTCCCGCAGCCCTTCTCGACCTTGGTCCGGGTGCGGTAGTAGACCCGCTTCGAACCGGCGGCGATCCCTCGGGCGGCGAGCCGGGAAACCGGGCCGAACGTGCGTGCGATCAGCGACGACGGGTGATCGAGGTCCGGCACCAGGGCGAAGCCCGCGGTGACCGTGGCGCCGATCAGCAGGGTCGAAGCGGCCGGCTGGTGGCCTAGCGCCGCAGAGGCAGCGCACAGGCCAGCCCAACCGGCCGCCCCACTGATCGCGTGCGAGCGGCCCATCACAGGGGGCCGATCCACTTCCACCCTTCGTCGGTTCGGATCACCTTGCCGGTTGCTTCGTCTTCGGCCAACCAGCCCTGCACGGTCTGCCGGCTGGTCTTGTAGCCGTCCCGCCGCATCCGGGATGAGATGTCCGTGGCGCCGGTCGTACCCAACTCGCGCAGCAGGTCGCGGTACCGGTCCCGTGGCTGGGTCACCATGACATCACCGCCGTTGACCAGCGCATCGAACTCAGGGTTTGGCTCGATGCCGGGCCGGCTATCGACAGGGCCGGTGGGCTCTTCGGCGCCCTGGTCCTGCTCGGCGTCGGCCGCGGCGCAGGCCGCTTCCATCCGCTTGCGTGCGGCGTCCATGTCGCTCATCGCATCGCCGAGGGTGGCCAGCGAGGTGCCCATGTCGGGTGCCGGTTGGGTCTGCGCCGCGGGCGAGGCGGTTGGGGCAGCGGGCAGGCTCGGCGTGCCGCTGGGCTTGTCAGGAAACATCGCTTCGAGAGTCATGGGCCAGAACTTCTTCCACAGTCCGGTGATCACGGTGTCTTCCTCGCCGTACTTGCCGGGTAGCCGCACGGTGTCGAACATGTCGATGCTGGGCTGGTCCAGATTCGGTGTAGACGCGGACAGCGCGATGGAGGTCTCGTCGATCACCTCCATGTCCTGCCACCAGCCCTTGATCTGGTAGGGGGTCTGTGCGTTACTGCTCAGAAACCCCATGCCCGGGTGCGTCATCGAGCGCACGTCGAATCGCTGCAACCAGGCGCCGCCGCCGTCGAACAGGTGGTGCAGGTCGGCTTCGTCCGAGACGCGCACCGCGTACCTTTCGCGACACTGCTTGATGATCACGCGGGGTATGCCGGCAGCTGTCGGGTCCAAGGTGGAGACCACCTCACGCACCGCGGCCGAGCGGCCCTTGTCCGCGATGTACTCGACTCCGTCCTTGACGATCTCCGGGAGCGACTTGAACTCGTCGATGATCAGCGTGATCTGCGGCAGCGCCGGAGTTGGCATGATCTTGTCGGCGCCCTGTTGGTGCATCAGCTCCGCGTAGTACTTGGGCCGGCCGTCAACGATGTTGATCAGACCGGCCATCATCAATATGGCGAGTTCATTCGTATTGGCCACCAGGAGCAAGGCTGGCCGCCGGGATGGCGCCCGGTCCTCATACCAAGCGCGAACCCAGCGCCGCGCGGCCTCGCCTCCACCCTTGGTGTCGATCATCACGACGACGTTGTCGACACACTGCACGGCGCCCTTGATGACGACGTTGAGCGCGGTCGACTTGCCGGACCCGGACTGGCCGGCCAACACCATGCAGTTCTCGCGCAGGTCCGCGGTGGCTACGGTGCCGTCCGCGACGACTCCGACCGGGATGGGATTGTTAATGGTCCGCGGCTCCCAGTCTCGCGGGATCGCTTGGTCCTTGGCCATCTCGTTGACTTGGTTGACCCGCAGGAGCACCACGTTGCGCGGCGCATCCGCACCTGCATCCGTGACCATCACGTTGCAGCCGGGCTTGAGTCCGGCAGCGGTCGCTAGCGCCTGCTCGTGCGGCTTGATGTCGTCGATGGTGGTGCCGTCCAGCGGGAGCTCACACTCCAGCGTGTAGCCGGTCTTGTCCGCCCACCGCTTCACCGCCGGGATGGTGACGGCAATCCGGGTCACCTTCAGGATCAGAGCCACCCACCGGGCGGCGATCTGGTCCGGTGTCGGCTCGGCGCCGGCCAGCGCCGCGAGGTGCGCGGCGGCCTCATCCATGCCAGCGCCGATTTCCTTGTCCTCGGCGTGGCGCAGCACGCTCCCGGCCACCGCGGCGGCGGCAGCCCCGACACCGAGCGCCATGACGCCGTTCCACGACCAGGGATCGTGGGCGAGCTCCCACCACGACCACATGCCGGCGCTAAGCCAGCACGCCGCCCGGTAGCACATGACGGCGCCCTCATTCAGGCGCAACCGTTTCGATGCGCCCACCGCGACCACCGCGGCGCCGCCTATCGCGACGCCGCCAACCAGTCCCCAGACGGAGTTGACGTGCGTGAACTCGTGCACCGGCGCGGTGACGGTCAGCGTCGTCAGGGCCGACAGGGCAGCCCCGGCAGCCGGGCTCGTGCCGGGCCCGAAGCTGTAGTCGGCGCGCCTCAGTAGACCCTTTTTGGCCATGGCTACGGCGCCGCCGTCTCAGGCGCGGGCGCGGAGCCACGACCCCGGCGAGGGGCAGCGGCGCCGTTGACTCCGAGATCCCACCGCACGGACCCACCGGCGCGCAGGTAGTCCAACTGGACCTTGTGCAGCTTCTCGATGGCCGGTCCGATCGCGCCAGCGGCAACGGCGGTAGCCTTCTGCGCCTTGACCATGGCGTCGACGAAGTCCACCACCGCCGGGTGCAGGCCCTGCCCGGCTGCGGCCTTGTGGAAGAAGCCCAACGCCTTCAAAATCTCGTTGAGGACTGCCGGCATGTGCACATACCCCGCCAGCACTTCGAGGTTGCCATCCGGTGCGTTCTTCGCGGCCACCGCGGACATCTGCTCCGCCAGGTCCATCAATCGCTTCATCGCCACGGGGGGCGCTTCGCCTGCCATCACTACTCCTGGATTAGGTCGGTTACTGCTGTCATTGCGCCCCGGTACCGGTAGCGGTCCGGGAGATGTGGGGGCGGGTACGCCTACCGCCGGTGGTGGGGTGTCGGTGTCGCCGCGGAGTTTGGACCGCACGCCGCCGGGCTTCGCCTTCGCTTCCTCGGCGGCCTTCTTGAGGGCAGCGGCGTTGCGCTTGCGGCCCCACTTGCGCCGAGCAGCCCACTCGGCGAGCTTGACGGCGTCCTTCGCCTTCGCGCGTGCGTGCCGGCGTTCCTGGCGCAGCGACGGGTTCCGGCCGGTCATCCGGTCCAGCAGGCCGAGCTTCCCTCCGACCGGGGCGAAACCACCGGCACGGTTCGACTTGCCGCCGGACTTCCCGCCGTCCTTGCCGCCGCCGATCGAGCCGAGCTTGCTCGACTTCGAACCGCCGCCGCCGGAAGAACCCAGACCGCCGCCACCGGCGCCCGGCTTGCTCCCGGACTTCCCGCCGCCGCCGGAGAGCAGGTCGCGAAGGCTCCGGCCCGCACCACCACCACCGGCCGCACCGGTCCGTCGGCCACCGGTCCCGGTCGAACCGGAACCAGAGCCGAACAACCCACCGCCGCCACCGCTACGGCCACCGCCGAACAGTCCGCCGCCGGAGCCCGAAAGCCCACCGGACGCCCGCGCGGCTCGCCACGTCCCGGTCCGGGTGCGGACCTTCCGGCCAGCCTTCGCGGCCAGCGGCACACCAACGGCCGCAGCGGCACCGGCCAGTACGCCGACCGCACCGAACTCTGCTACCGCGCCCGTGGCTGCGAGTACCGCAACGTCAGCGGTTGCCATCGCAGCCCGGCGCAGCGGGACCGTCGGGCGCTTCTCCGCCGCGGGCTTCGCCTTCGGCTTCGCGTCGCCTTCGGGGGTGGTCATCGGTACTCCTTCCTGCCGTCGTGTCGCCTGTCGTGTCGTGTCGCCTCCACCGAAAGCGGCGGCCGGAAGGGCGTCGTGAGCGTGCAGACCCCCCTCTGACCTGCGGCGACACAGGCGACGACAGGCGACACGACACTCATGACGACAGCCGCCTGCGTCGCGATCGGCTCTCGGAGAGCAGGTTGAGCATCCGTGCCGCCGACGCGTACGCCTCCGGCTGCTGGGCTGCGGGTAGCTGCCCGATCCGGTCGCCGAACCGCTCGGCGGCCCGGTCGTACGCCCACCGTGCTGAGCCGCCCGGCCGAGTACTGCCACGCCTCCCGGCTGGCCTGTTTGTGCTGGTCACAGCACTACCGCCGCTGCCTGCGCCCGCGAATCGGCCGGTGAATTCGCACCTGCCGGGATCCCCTGCCCGGGCCGTTCGGCGCCAACGGCCGTCGGGTCGGAGGTAGCCGGATCTGCACCGGTGGAGGTGGCTGGGCTGTGGTCGTCCAGATGTTCATGGGTCCCCTTCGGTCGGGTTGGGGGTTTGGGTCGGGAGGGCTTCGGGGTGGTCGTCGTCGGCTTGTTCGTCGCGGGCTGGATCACGGGGTGCCTCCTACTGCTGCCCCGGCGACGTCCAGTTCGGCCGGGTGGTCTTCGTCGCCTCGGTCGGAGTCGTCCGCCGGCGCGGTGGTCTGCTCGCGCCGACGACGCAACTCCTTGATCGCCTCTGCGGCGTAGCCCCGGCTAGTCCAGTCCAGATCGGCCATCGCTTCGGTGTAGGTGGGGATGCGATCCGGGTAGGTCTGGACCAGTACGGCGACGCGTTCCTCCACGCTCATCCGGGCGGTCTGGACTACGTGCAACTTGCGGTCTGCCGGTGCGGTCCGCTTGGTCTTGGACCGGTGGACCGGGCTGCGGTCTGCGGTCTGGGCCGGCGGGTCCGACTGGTCCTCGGACTGGTCCAGCGGCTCGGACTGCACGGTCTGGACCGGCTCGGCAGACACCTCGATCGGCGCGGTCTGGACGGTGACCAGCTGAGCGGTCCGAAGCTCGACGAAGTGGCGCAGCATGAGCGGTCCAACGTGCGACCAAGAGATCAGCAGCCACGGCGCGATGGCTTCTACCGCTGCCCGGCCGTACGCGGTGGCATCCCCGGTGGCATGGCCTGCGACCAGCGACGGAGCGGAATTGAGCGCCATCGTGACCAGCCCGCAGGCGTTGAGCAGCCGCCGCGCCGGTCGCAGTGCCCGGCTGGTTACACCGGCCAGCGAAAGCCACTGGACCGTGATCAGTAGACCGATCACCGAGAGGTCCACGGCCGGTCCAACGAGGGGCGCGATGTGCTTCTCGACGCCGAGCATCAGGTCCAAGGTCCAGACGTTGCCGAACGAGAACGCGAACGTCAGTCCGGCGATCAGCGCACTGGTGACGATCAGGATGGTCCGGGCCAACGCTCCACCGGCCGGCAGCCGGACCGGGCGCAGTCCAGCGGACCGGTCCAGACCGCCCGTTGGGGTGCGGTCTGGACCGTCGGTCTGGACCGGTCCGGTCTGCTTAGCCATGCGTGGGATCATCGCATAGATTCGCCAGATTGCCTAGATTCCATAGATTCATTGGCATTGACCTGCGTAGTTATAGACGCGCCTGTCGCGCGAGAGTCACTAGATCTGCGAGACTCTTGGTCAACTCAACTGGAGGAGGTGCGGTGGTCGGCGACGGAACCTGGCTCAAACTCGCCGAGGTGCTGGCGCGCCTTCAGCCGTACGGGTACACGAATGACCGCATACGGGAAATAGCGGCAGCGGGCTACCTGCGGACCACCCGTCCGCCCTCGATCGGCCCCGGGGTGCCACACCGACGGTTCGAGACGGCGTCAGTGGACGCGTACGAGGCTGCGCTGAAGCTCCCGGACGCCAAGCGGGACGCCGCTCTCGCCGAGCTACTCGAACGCAACCGGGCGATGGAAGCCGGACCCACCGCCGAGCCGGAGTAGGGCTCAGGTGTAGATCACGTAGCGCAGCTTCGCGGCGATGCGGGCCACCGTCATGAAGTCGGCATCCTGGAAGTACTCGCGCCGGGACCGGGGGTACAACGCCCAGCATGCGTCGATCAGCTCGGCCTCAACGTCGAGGTAGTTGGAGTGCTGCGCCGAGATCCAGAAGTTCGTGATCCAGACGCCGAACGCCTCGGCTTCCCGGCGGTGCTCGGCGAAGCGTCGCGCCGGCAGCATCGTCTGTCCCACCTTGACCACGCCGGTGTTGAACGCGATCACGTAGATGTAGGCGCGGCCCGGCACTACGCCCAGCGCCTCGACCTCCTCGGCAACCCGGGTTGCCACTGCTTCCCGTTGGGCGATCACGGCCTGGGCTTCGGCGGCGGCGCGCTGTGCGGCAACGGCTACGCGCTGAGCCTCGGCCTGCGCGGCTGCTGCTGCACGCGCCGTCTCAGCATTGGCCACTGCGACCGTGCTGATGTTGTGACCAAGAATCCAGCCGCTCATATGGGACCAGCCGCAAAAGGCCGAGGCGGCGCCGCCCGCACAGGTGAGCGCCATGATGTAGACGTGCAGCGCCACGTAGGTGCTCGCGACAGTGCCGGCGACCATGAACAGCACGAGATAGATCAGCATCGCGCGCTTGGCGTCCTTCAGGGTCGTGTAGACCGGAACCGTGCCCTTCGCTCGGGCACGGCTCCCGCCCAGAATTACCGACAAGCTGATCACTCCATGGGGGTAGTTGGGGGTCACCGCGGTTTCCCGGCGGTCAGTCCTGCTGGCCCGTTGGCGCATCCGGCTGCCAGCCATCCGCGCCACACCGACGGCATGCCACCCACGTGCCATCAGTAGCTACAGTGTGGGTCTGCGGACTGTGGGCGTAGTCGAGTCCGCATCCGATGTCGGCGTTGTACTGGTCGTGGTCTAGTGGGAGCGGGCTCCACACGATCGGCCTAGCCATCGGTCAGTTCTCCTTCGTCTCGCCGAGCACCGCAGCCGCCCGGTTGATGATCGCGGTCAGCGTCACGGACCGGCGCTCAGCCATCCCGGCCGGGTCCTCGGTGTCGTCCATGGATACCAGCCAGCGAGCGAGGTTCATTGCGTCCAGCAACTTCGCGGCGGTCTCCGCCGTCATGACGATCTCGGTCTTCCCATCGCCGTACCGGGGCCGGTTGCCGAGCTGGAGACCCAGCGTCTTCGCCCGTGCGGTGACGCTTGCGGCTGCGGCGTTGGCGTCGGCGCGCTCCCGGTCCTGCTGTGCGGTGCGTGCCCGCCGCTCGGCGATACGCTGCTGCACCAACGCGTTGGTCGGCCCCCACGGGCCGCGCAGGTGGGCCACGGGAACGGTCCGGCGGAATGGCCGCTCGTTGGTGTGGATCACGTCGACGAGAACCCTGCGGCCCGCATCGGCGACCTCAACGACCACGGCCTTTACCCCGGTGCCGTACTGGCCTTCCGCCCAGCCGGTGCCTACGTCGTAGTAGTACGCCTCGCCGGCCTTCAGGTCTGCGCGCTTCATCGCGATTCTCCCTCGCCGTAGCCGACCCGCAGGACCGTAGCGCCCTCGTGCAGGTACTGGTCGACGAGCGAGTCTGCGAGGTATGCGCCCCGAGTGCTGCACCACTGGGAGTAGGTCGACGGGCGGTTCTTGATGTAGACAACGTTCCGAGCGGCGATGATCGAGCCGTCCGGCAGGTCCGCCGCTCGCACCACTACGACCGATTCTTTCCCGATCGCCTGTCGCAGCGCCGCGATGATGTCCTCGCCGTCCTGTACGGTCAGGTCGAAGATGTTCCGCTCCGTGATGTTGAGCATCAGGTTGCCTCCCGGCTTGCTGGCGGACTTGTGGACGGACACGACCCGGTGGGGCTTGCCGTCCTCCACCACGAGGTGCTGCTTCGGGTCGAGCTTGTCGGCCCGTACGTGCTTCGCCATGCCTTGCTCCTTCGCGGTCAGTAGGCGTACCGGGTGCTGGCGAGCTCCCGGCGGGTCTGGTGGCGGTCCCGACGGCGCATCCCGCGCTTGATGCCGGACGCCACGCCGGCGCGGTGCAGGTAGGCCAGAGCCTTGCGGGCGGTGCGGCTGGTGACGTCCTGCTCGGCGCCGGAGATGGCCGGGATACGGGGCTGCATGTCGGGCTCCTTCGTCGGTTGGGTTCTGGCGTTCACCGCGACGCCGGTCGCTGGTACCGGCATCACGGATGGCGTCAGGGCTCGACAGTGATCGCGGCCTTGTCGTCGACCCAGATCGCGCCACGGACACCCTCGACCCAGATCGCCGTACACGCCGGTCCCGTGGTGGCCAGTACCACCTCCGCCCCGGTGAGCGTCCCGTCGTAGGCCTTGTCCTTGCCGGGTCGGCCCCAGCGATCCACTACGGTGAAGGTGACGCGCTTGCCGATGTAGTCCTGGGGGTGGGTCCGCAGTACGTAGGCGGTGATTTCCGCCGCGCCGGTCGTGGTGGTCATGTCGATCCCCTTCGTCGTTGCGGACCTTGCGGGGGTTGGTGGGCTACTTCGCCTTCTCGTTCTTCGCTACTGCCTTCCAGTACTCCGGGGTGAAGTCCGCGTCCCAGCCCTGCTCCCGGTGCCGCGCCATGGCCTGCTCCTGGGTGCTGAGTCGCATCTCGGCGATGATCTCCTCGCGGAGTTCCTTGGCTGTCTTCTCTGCCATTCCGATCCCTTCCGTGGGTGCTGGTGGGGGCCGGTTGCCCGGCCCCCGGTCCGGCTAGTGGCACAGGCCCCGGTGCAACTCGGGGCGGCACTCGGCGGTGTGGCCCTCGCGGTAGGAGTCGCGGTGCGCCCGGATGGACTGGGCAACCTCGCGGACCAACTGCGCTCCCAGGCTCTGGTCGGCCGGGTTGAGCCCCCGGGCGTTGCGCATCGTCTGGTTGGACGCCTCGTCGTAGGGGAAGACCTGCTTCTCGCCGTTGGCGTTGACCTCGTAGCCCTGGGTGTTGGTCCGCTGCGCCATTTCCGTCTCCCTGTCCTCGCCCCTGCCTTGCTTGTGAGTACACAGTAGCACGCCTTGCATATGCACGCAACACACGGATAGGCTGTGTGTATGCAGACGCACTACGATGATCGGATGCCAAACCCAGACAACGCCACACCACAACGCCCCATCCGAATCGCGGATGAGCCGTGGGACGACTACGGCCGCATAGTCGGCGAGCGGGAGCGGTCGGCGGACCTCAAGACCTACATCGACTGGCGGCGAACCCACCCGTACGTTGACCTGAACACCATTCCGGGTGAGCAGGTCCTAGACCTCTTCGTCCGCGTCCGCATCGCCCCGACCGGCGAGCGGCAGGCCGAGGTGCTGGTGATCCCAGGCAATACCGGGCCAGCCGTGGACAAGCTGAAGACCGAGATCATCAAGGCGATAGCCGACCACTTCAACGGCACTGAGAAGCCGCCGACCAAACGCGCCAGGAAGGCGGAGTAGTGACCATCACCCGCGAAGACCTCACGATCGAGCACAGCACTTCACGGTGGGGCGGTCCCGTCGCACGCATCTCCGTCGAGTTCCCGCAGGCATGGACCGGTGAGCCCGAAACTCGGACCTTCGAACTGAAGTCCACCGAGGGGCTGGACCCGATCGCCAAGGAGAGGCACAGCATCCACGTCGGCGAGATCGGCGAGAGGGTGCGGGACAACGACTGGCGGGGCTGCCTCCGCACCGTCGACATGGAGGAGGCCATCGGCGAATTCGTCGACTGGCTGAACCACCTTGTGGAGCGGCAGTCCGCCAGCAGCGCCACGGAAGGCGCACGGGCGCGGCTCAGTGAGGCGCTGACCGACTTCGGCGACTCGCTCGACGACCGGTCGTGGCGGGACTTCCGAACCGAGTACGCGAATGCCAAGGCGGCGTTCGTGGCGCTGGACATGGTGATGGCCGAACACGCCGGGAAGGACGGAGAGAAGTGACCGCCCCGCTCGTCGACCCCTGTAGCTGCACCGCCCGCTGCACGCACAACGAGCGATGCATGGCCGGTCACGCCAACACCCCGAACCGCCACACGTACCTGTGCGACGTCTGCTCCCCGGTCACGATGTGGACGTATTCGCTGGCCTACCCGCAGGGGCAGTGGATCGGGGTAGCTGTGCCGTGTGGCCATGCGATAGGCCCGGACCGCCCGTCGGGTCTGACGCCGGCGCTGATCGAGCACCGCCGGACGTGCAAGGACGGAGCGTCATGACCGACTGGAACCGGTTCCGGCCGACCGACTACGCCGAAGACAACTACCTCCGCGAGCTGCGCGACGACGACCGCGAACTGCTGGAGCTGACGGCCAGCTGGTTCACGTCGTGCCGCCCGTCGGGTAGGGCGCTGGACGTCGGCGCGGGCAGCAACCTGTACCCGTCGCTGGCGATGCTCCCGTTCGCTACGACGTTGGACCTGTACGACCCGGGTGCGCTGAACGTGCAGTGGCTGCGCGGGCAGGTCCAGGGCTTCGGCGCCGAGTGGGATCCGTACTGGCAGGTGCTCTGTGACGCCCAGCCGGACGTGTACAAGGCGTTGGATCCGCGTCAATGGCTGGCGCGGCTGGCTACCGTCCGCAACGCCAGCGTCGACTACCTGCGGGCCGGACAGTGGGAACTCGGCACGATGTTCTTCTGCGCCGAGTCGAGCACCGACGACCGGCGGCTGTGCAACGGCCGCTTCCGGCGCTTCGTCCACGCGCTTCGCCCCGGTGCCCCGTTTGCGATCGGTGCGATGCGCGACAGCTTCGGCTACACCGTAGGCGGCGTGGACTTCCCCGCAACGCCGATGAACGACGACGACGTACGAGACGTCCTCGGGCCGGTTGCCTGCGACCTCCAGGTGCACACCGTGAAGGCAGATCCGCCGCTACGGGAGGGCTACCAAGGGATGCTGCTCGCCACCGGACGGGCGTTGTAGCCTGCAAGCTGGGCAACTGGGCAGGCGATGGCCCACCGGCCGACTGACGCGCGATAGGCGGCCACCGGTGGAGACTCGCCCCCTGCGGGGAAGCGTGGCCGGTTGCCAGTCGCAGCACGGACGGCCCGTCAGGAGCGATCCTGGCGGGCTGTTTCGTATCCCGAAACCCGCCGAGTGGATCTCGAATGTGTTTCCTGGTCAGAGGGCTTGTGCCCGAATTTTCGGGGTGCCATGCTGGGTTTGCAAGCGAGGGAATGCGGAGGACCCGCCCCGGCAGGGGCCACACTCCGAGGCTGCCGAGCCTGGCCCCACACGGCCAACCACGGACAGGTACCTGGCCTAGGGCACCTGGCGCGTGTGGCGCGAAGACCCAAGGGCACGGTGCCGCAATACCGATGGGCCTGCCGGCCCCGAGCGGATGGGGTCCGCCTCTAGACCCCCACTCCGGCGAGGGTGTGCGAGGGAGGGCAGGAAGCCCGGACCACTTCGGTGGTCCGGGCTTCTCGGCGTCCACGGGCTCGCCAGCGGGCGGGAACTGTCGGACCGGCGGGTTACTCTCGGGGCTACGTCAGACACCACATAGCACTACGCGATCTTTCAGCGGGATTCGCGAAAAGCCCGGCTCTCTCCACCGTGGAAGAGGCCGGGCTTTTGCTGTACCGCGGTCAGACCTGCTCGACAAAGGCGTACGCGCCGGTGACGGTGGTTCCCCACGGCTCGACTCGGCTCCAGCCGGACGCGGCCAGGATCTCTTCGGCAGCCTCCGCGGCTTTGGTGTTCGCGTCGGCGTCATCGGTGCGCACGTCAAGGCCGACGGTCGGCATGACCATCCTGTAGCCGCAGTCCCTGGCCTCGTAGACGGCAAGGTTGCAGTGCTCGCCGGTGACGACAATGGCCGCGGTAGCCACGGTGGCGATGAACTTGGTCACGTCCGGGTCCCTCCGGTTGCGGTTTCTCTGGGCCTATCCGATCGGCCTTTTGCCTGTGCCGCGGTCAGGACGGCTCGACCTCCAGCACGTGCGTGAGACCTAGGATGAGCCGCACGTCAGCCAGCTGGGCATACGTCTCGTGGACGTGCCGCGACAGCGCCTGCTGATCGGTGGCGGCCTTGCCGTGCAGCCCCCGCGCCAGGGACTCGCCGCGCATCTCGACGCGCCCACGTGCCGCATCCAAGTGCTCGCGCACGACGCGCACGTACTCGGCGCGGTCGTTGCCCTCGACCTGTCCGCCATCGGCGAGATCGGCCAGGTCGTCGACGAGCTTCAGCCACGGGTCGGCCTCGTGGCCGATCTGCGCGAGGGTCGAGTGGTGGACGGCCATCGCCCGGATTTCGGACGTCGGCCCGGCGGTGACGCCGGGCGGGGTGTACGCGGCGCCGAGCTGTGCCTTCAGCTCGGCGACGTTCGTGGTGGCACTTACCAAGCTGGTCAGCGCCGGGAACTGGGTGTCCGCTGTGGTCATCGTCCGTCTCCTAAGCCATCGACGTTGATCTTCTTGGCGATGTTGCCCGCCTGAACGTGGGTGAGTTGGGCGCGTCCACCAACCGCGCGCAGGGTGTCGCCCCATCCGACCTGACGGGCGATCAGAACGTCGCGCCGGGCGGTCAGTGTCTCGACTTGCTCGCCGACCTCTTCCAGTTCCTCGCGCTCGCCATCACGCAGTTCCTCGCGCCGGTCGGCCAGCCACTCGTCGGCGCCGGTCAGGATGATGTACGCCATCCCGCTCGTCGCGGCGGCGTCCTTGGTTTCCTCGGCGGCCATGGCGTCGATCTGCGCGTCGGTCGTGCCGGCGGTCAAGCCCAGACGGGCGATCACCTCTTCGGTGTCGTCGTTCTCGTACCAGTCCCCAGCGTCGTATTCCTGGATGATGTCCGACGGGTCGAAGGCGGGGTTGTCAGGCTGGCATCGCTCGGTGAGCGCGTCGAGTGCGGCCGTGGCGTCCTCGTTGAGGTAGCCCTTGTTGTTGTCGCCGTCCCACTTGATTCGCGAGCCGTCGAGGATGCGCTGGGCGATCGGCTCGATCTCCCGCAGCAGGTTGTTCGCAGCGGCGGCAGTCAGGATCGGGATGTCGATCCAGTGGGTGCGGCCGTGGAACACGGTGAACGGGATGCCGTTGCCGATCGTCGGGTTGTAGTCGGCGGTCAGCTCGCCGTCCTCCAGATCCAACGCGATGTGGGCCGGCTGGATGGACTCGTGCGGGTAGTGGCAGAACAGCGCGGTCGGGTCGCTCTCGTCAACCTCGACGATCTTTATGGTGGTCATCTCGGCTCCTCGGTGGCTCGCTCGATCGCTTGTTAAATAACTTAACAACGTCCGCCTAGTCCGTCAAGGCACCTGTTAAATTAGTTAACAAGATCAGGCGACCACGCGATCGGGCTGCCTTCCACCCCTCCGTCGCGCTGAGCCCCCATTTGCCGCATCGCTGATTCGACGCGACAACGCGCAGGGCCCGACCCATCCACCGGGCCGGGCCCTGCGCAGTCGCACCCCCTCGTGATGATCACCGTAGCAAGGGCTACCTAACCTTCCCGGGTAGATGGGAAGGTCCACAGCGAAACCTAGGCGACTAGGTTCCAGCAGTGCCCGACCCGTCATCGCCGCACCTCGGATACCGAGGTATCGCTGATGACCTGCGCAAACGCATCCTGGCGGGCGGCTACAGGCAAGGCCTGCCTGCCGAGGGCGACCTGCGGGTCGAGTACGGCGTCAGCAAGTCCACGATGCACTCCGCGATAGACGTCCTGGTCCGCGAAGGCCTGGTCGTGAAGACCTTCGGCGCGCGGTCCCGGGTGAGAGAGACTCGACCCATGGCCACCGTGCCAGTGCCTGGCCCCGAACATCCGCGGCGATATGCGATCCGGGCCAGGCCAGCCACCGCAGAAGAGGCACGGCGGTATGAAATCCCGCTGGGTGCGCCGATGCTGGCCCTCTTCGAGATCGTTGCCGGGGAGCCGTCGGAGACTTCGGACGCGGACGTTGAGGGGCCGGTACGGCCGCCGCTGGCGTACGTAGAGGTGGAGGCGTGGCCCGGCGATCGGTTCCAGTTGGAGCCTCCGCCCGGCGAATAGCTGCGAGGTCCCTGCCCGTCTGAGCGGTCCATGCCCGGACGCGCGGTAGGTGATCTCATGCGCTATTTGCGAATCCAGCCGCATACCCTCGGTTCGGCTAGCGAAGGGTGACCATGTAGTACCAAGATTCACGGATCGGCATACATTGCCGAGGATGGCCCGCCCGCCTGCACGCTCGGAACTCATCCCCGGCTGCCGGCGGGCGGGTCTCAATTGGAACACGTCGGCTTGACTGGGCGTGATCACCGCCAGCAATCGGACTGCCGGCAAGAGTGGTACATCTGTGAGTCTCGGATTTCCGACACGCTCAAATGCACTACGATGCTGAGGCATGACGCTTGCTGTGCCCTACTCCGACAACGCCATGCTCGCTGCGCTGTACGCCCGCATCTCCGAGGACCGTGCCGGCACCGAGGCGGGCGTAAAACGACAGCTGGACGACGGCCGCGATCTCGTCGCCCGCCGGGGCGGCGTCGTTGCCGGCGAGTACGTCGACAACGACATCTCGGCGAAGAACGGCCGGCACCGGCCGAGGTACGAAGAACTGATGACGCTGGTCGATACCGGCAAGATCAGCCACATTGTCGTGTTCCACACTTCTCGCCTGTGGCGCAACCGTGGTGAGCGCGCGGCCGGAATCGAACGGCTCCGCAAGGCCGGAGTGAGCGTCGCAGTCATCAAGGGCACCGACCTGGACCTTGCGTCGGCATCGGGCCGGATGATCGCGGGAATCCTCGGCGAGTTCGACACCGGCGAAAGCGAGATCAAGTCCGAGCGGGTCGAACGTGAGGTCTACGAGCGGGCAAAGAACGGGCTGAACCACGGCGGCCGTCGGCCGTACGGGTACACCTCCAACGGCATGGAGGTCGTCGAAGACGAGAAAGGCGAAGTCGCCGAGATGGCCCGCAAGCTGCTGGCCGGCATCCCGCTGGCCGCGATCGTGAGAGACCTCAACGCCCGCGGCGTCCGCACCGTCACCGGCTGCCAGTGGTCGTCCGGTTCGGTCCGCGACGTACTCAAACGGGCACGTAACGCCGGCCTGTCCGTCCATCGGGGCGAGATTCTGGGCGAGGCGCAGTGGCCGGCCGTCATGCCCGAGCAGACGTGGCGCGCCGTTTCTGCCCTTTTGGCCGACCCTGCCCGGAGGACATCCACCGGCAACCGTGCCTCCTACCTCCTCTCCGGTATCGCGGTCTGCGGACTCTGCGAAGGCTCGATCACATCGAAGGGGGTCAAGCAAAGCTCGGTGGCCCACGGCGCGACCATGCGGTGGCTGTACGGGTGTCGGGGCTGCGCCCGGGTTGCCCGGCGGCGGGACTGGTGCGACCAATACGTGACCGCGCGGATCATCGCCCGACTCAACCGGCCTGATGCCCACGAGCTTCTCCAGGACCACACCCGACTGAACTTTGAGGCGCTCGCCGCGGAAGCCCGCTCGTGGCGCATCCAGATGGAAGAGGCCGCCGCGGACCGCGCCGAGGATCTGATCACCCGCGAGCAGCTGCACGTCATCACCGCGAAAGCGAGGTCCAGGCTTGCGGCGATTGATGATGCTCAGCGCAGCACAAGCCGCGCACCCGTTTTGGTCGATCTCATCCAGGCCAAGGACAAGATGGACTACTGGCAGAACAGTATGGTTCTCGATCGGCAACGCGCCGTCGTCAAGGTGCTGGCCGATGTCACCTTGTTGCCCGGCGGCGGAGGTTCCCGACTGTTCGACCCGACGAAGGTTAAGGTCGAGTTCCGGGCCCCCTAGTTTCGGCGCGGCTCCACCGCATGCAGGCGGGACACGCTCGCTAGCAGCCCGGCTTCCTCGGTGCCGGTCGCGGCGAATTCCCGCAGTGCGGCCAGCTGGCCATCGGTCGCACGTCCGTTGCCGTAGGTCACGATCCCCTCGGGGAGCCCTCCCAGCAGGGCGACCAGTTCCGCGCGCATCAGGGCTGTCTGCCTGCTGACCTCCGCGAGTTCGTGTGCCGTTCGGGTGACGGAGTCGCTGATCAGCTTGTCGGTCACGTCGAGGCGCTTCTCGATGCGGTAAACCTCCGCCTGCATCCGGCCGTGGCTACGTGTCTCGGCCATGGCCAGGCGGCCATCGATCCAGTCCCGCAGCAACGCCACGCCGAACAGGGTTATCGCGGCGAGCGTGCTGATCGATGCGGTGAGTCGCCACACCGGGGATCTGACTCCGTCGTCCAGGAGTAGGCATAGATCGACGATGAGGCAGATTCCGACCATGAAGCCGAAGGCGGACAAAAGCGTGATTCGCCTCAAGATGCGTGTTTCGCAGCGGGGGTTTACCGCTTCGATTCGGGCGGTGTTCTCTTCGGCAGGCGGATCGCCGAACAGGTTCATTGCATCCTCCGGGGTGAGCTGGGCATGGACCAAGGTCCCGCCTGTCGACGCTCATCCTCGCCGGCCTGCTGGGCAAGCTGTCACCGTAGGACGTTGAGTGCCCGTCCGGTTACCGGTCGTTCAGGTGGGAAGGTTGCCCGAATGTGGGCTAGCTGGCGCTTGTGGTTCGGCGTCGCATCTGCGCACGGTAAGGCTGGATCAGTCGATCGAGGATTACCGCGAGGGCTTCACGGTCGGCGGGGTCCAGCGGGGAGCCATCCGCCAGCATCCTGTTGATCTCGATGGCCAGCGGGTGCAGGGTCGGTACCGGGCGCTGCGGGACACCGCTGTCGGGTTCCGCGTCGTGCGCTCGTAGGAGCAGGTCCGAGTGCGACACGCGGAGCGGCTGCGCGATCTTCCGAAGGGTGTCGGAGTCGGGAATCCCTGGCGAGTAGATCAGCCGCGAGATCGTCGACTCGGTCGTCCCGGCGGCCCTCGCTAGGTCAACTTGCCGTTGCAGGTCAGCCGAGATCATCAGGTCCATGATGTAGCGCCCGAACGGTGTCGGTTCCCGGCGCTTGCTCATGTGCAAGGACCCTAGTCCATCGCCTGCCGCCATGGGACTGCCTCCCCGCTGGGGCGGGCGCGTACGGGGACGTCGCACGCCAACCCGTCGGGCATCAGTTGCTTGCATGGAAGCAAGGCTACGACATCTTTCGATGGAAGCAAGACCGCCCGAAAAGACGACCCGATTCGTCTTGCACTTGCGCAAGACGTAGACGTACCTTGTTCCTGTGACCGATGCAACCAGGCGCATGAAGCATTCCCTCCGCCTCCGCGGCGACGTGCTCGATCGCCTCCTCGCCCCACTCGGGCATGTCACCGACGACTCCAAGGCCCGATTCCTCGGGGTGTCCCCGTCGTCGCTTTCCCGGCTGCGCCGCGAGCAGATCGACCCCAGCTCGCAGTTCATCGCGGCGGTACGCATCGCACTGCCGGGTGCCCCGTTCGAAGACCTGTTCGAGATCGTCCGCGTCGGCGAAGAGGCGGCGTGATGACCGACCGGATCGTGATCGGCGGGACCGACTGCACCGACCTGATCGAGGCGGAGACGGTTACCGCTCCGCCGCTGAGCTCCGCTACCCACGACCAGCTTTACCTGCTGCTCGCCCCGATGCGGGAAGCCATAGCGGCCGACACGACGCCCATTGCCGCGCCCAAGCGCACTCGGCGTGCGGCATGACCACCACAACTGATTCCGGGTGGGCCTTTCGCCGAGGTGGCCACCCGGTAGCCGGAGCGGGCATAGCCCCCGGCGTGGCGACGGGGGCACGTTCCCCCCGAGCGGCCCCTGTCGCCACCTATTCCCCCAGCGCAGATCAAAGGAGTGCACCGGTGACCGACGTGTTGGTGGAGCGGAACTACGCGAGCGACATGCGCGCCGTGATCGACGCCGAGACGGGCGAGGGTTCCTACGCCGCGCCGATCGTCGCGGAACACATCGTGGCGAAGCTGCGGGCGACCGATCCGGAGTTGCTCAACGGGTGGTTGCAGGAGCAGGCCGTCAACTTCCTGCGCCACGCCATCAACCTGCGGGACTGCTCGGTCCGAACCCACAACCGGTTGACCGCACGTCGGTCGGTGTTCCGCGAGGCACGGGAAGCGTTGGAGAACGGCGACCCAGAGCCGATGCGATCCAACTTCCTCGGCGAGATGTACCTGACCGAGGACGGCACCAAGGTTCCACTGCGCGAGATGCGCAAGGCGGAACTGACCTATGCCGCCGACGACTTCGCCGCCCGTGTGCGAGACAACGCGATGCGGGAAGCGTTCCTGCGGGCGCTGGCCAAGAAGGTCGGCAAGGGCAAGGTTTCCGACCACTTCGACGAAGACAAGCTCGCCGCCATGTGGCGGTCAATCACCGGCGAGTAGCGAATGACAACCCATCCCTCCCCAGCCCACTTCTCCGCCCGCCGCCCCAGCCCCTGCCTCCCCGACTTCCCTACCCACGCCTCCCCGCCGCACCGCGCCGCAATCCGCCCCTTGTCGACTTCCCAGCGTGGCCCACGCCAACTTCTCCCCACTTCGACTGCCCAAGCCACCTCTCTCCTTCCCAAGCCCATACGACTTCCCCGCCCAGCCCGCCCCGACCCGCAGCCGTCCCAACCCGACTGCCCATGCCACCGCATTCCTGCCCCCATCAGCCCTCGCCTGCCCGACTACCCGCCCCGGACCTTCTCTCCCCACCCCGGCCCTGCCGACGAACCGGACCATGCCAGGCCAATCCGACCCTCGCCACGTCCGACTTCCCAGCCCAGTCCTTCTACGTTCCTCCCCCCGCCGTCCCGACTGCCCAACCCCACGCGTCCCGTCCCTTCCCGTGTCGCCTCATCCCGACTACCCCCCCGCCAACCCAGCCCCGCCGTCTGCCTAGTCAATCCGACTTCCCAGCCCCGGTCACCGCACCGCTTCCCGCCCCAGTTCGACCACCCTGCCCGACCCAAGTCCTTTGCCTCCCGCCCCTTACCGACTACCCAGCCCTCCCCGGCCCCGCGCTTCCCCTCCCACCCCGGGCCTTCCCAGATCCGACTTCCCTCGCCAACTCAGGTCACCCCACCCCGGCCCCCGCGACTGCCCAACCCAACCCTGCCCGTTCCTGCGCGTCCCGCCACAGGCCAGGTCACCCCATCTCGACATCCCCAGCCTGCCCACTCATACCCATCCCTGCCCCACCCCGGTCCGACTAGCCAAGGAGTACCAGTGAGTGTGTTTGAGAAGTTCCGCGCCGAGTCCTACCCGTACCAGTTCTCCGGCCAGCTCAGCGTCAGCGTCATCGCGGGCGGCGTTCCGACCGATCCGAAGGTCGCCGAGGGCTGGCTGAAAACGAAGCTGGGCGACACCACGGAAAAGCAGATTCAGGACAAGGTCGCCGAGGTGATGGTGGAGCGCGGGGCGACCGCGCAGGAAGCCATCGAGATCGTCAACGACACCAAACACCTCAACGGTTTCAAGCGCGACGAGTTGGGTCTGTACATCGAGGGCCGGCAACTCAAGGCCGCGCTCAAGGAAGCCGCATCGGTTGCGGTGGCGGCCGGGAAGCTCACCTCGCGCGGCTGGGGCAAGACCAACAAGGGTCTGCTGTCCTACCTCGCCGAGCACGTCTTCGTGGTTGAGGACCGGTTGCACCTCGGCGTGAACGAGGCGACCGGCATCGCACAGCGGTTCGTCCACACCTTCCGGGGCACGGGCATTCAGTACGAGGAGTTCGTGGAGGACGCGAAGTTCGACTTCACCGTCATCTCCGACCACGACTTCACGACCAAAGAGTGGGCCGCGATCTGGCTATGCGGCGAGCAGAACGGCATCGGCGCTTCCCGGTCGCAGGGCTTCGGCCGCTACGAGGTCACCCGCTGGGACTCCATCTCCTGACGCAAGAAGGCGTCCGTCCAGGACTCGACCCCGAACGGACGCCAGTACCCCGGACCCACAACCACCAACGGAAAGGCGAGTCCGAGATGAGCATGACCGTACAGAGTCCCCCGGTAGAGCCCAAAATCGACGAGCCGGCACCGATCACCATTCACCACGGCCACGCCATCGCCAGTGCGCTGCACGGACACCCAGTGCTCGTCTTCGTCCCCGGCGAGGCGTACGTCATCCCGGAAGCCGTCGCGGAAGACGTGCTGCGGGCGCTGGCTTACTGCCTCGGTCTGGGCGTGACCGGATCGGTGGACCCGTCATGACCGAAGACGAGCGCCGCGCCGAACTGGTCTCCGGGCTGCGGGAGTTGGCCGACTGGTACGAGAAGCACCCGAAGATGCCGCTGCCCAGCTATCCCGACTTCGCCCACTGCGTCCTCGCCGCTGACGACAAGAGCGGCAAGGCGGAGGTGCGAAAGATCGCCAGCATCCTCGGTGTCAAGCCTCACGAACACGAGAACCGGTTGTCCGTTGACCGGAAGTTCGACGGCATCGCCTACTCCGCGTTCTACGTCTATCGGGCCCATGTCGCGGAGTACAACGCGGGTGCGAGCTACCTCTACTCGGTGACGCCGTGACGACCGCGCTGTACACCCCAGACGCCGAAGAGTTGATCTCCTACGCCGAGCGCACCGGAGTGCAAATCCGGACCGCCGAAGCCCTGGTCGACCTGCTCACCAAGGCTCGCGCGGAGGACTTGCCGCCGCTGGTGTGGCGCATCAACGACTGGGTCGTCGAAGGCTCGTCGATCTTCCGTACGCCGGACGAGTCATACGTCGCGCAGGAGCGGTGGGCGGACTTCCTCGACGCCAAACCGGCCCGGCTGCCGCGAGTCAAGGACCGGGTGTCGCTGTACGCCTCCCGGATCGGCTGGAACGGCGACCCGCACGTGACCATCGCGATCACCCATGAGTTCCCGGACCACGAGGAGTTGATCAGCAATGTTGTTCAGTGACGAGCCCGAGATCGTCGACGACGGCGAAGGCAGCCCTTCCGTTGCTGATCATGTGGCGCTGGTCCTCGGCGTCGCCCTGATCGTCTTCGGCATGGTCCTCGCCATCATCAACCTGCCCTCGTGGGGGCCCCGATGAGCGCCTGCTACACCGCGTCGTGCGGTGGCTGCGGCGGCCAGTTCTCCGTCTTCCACGGCGAGCCGGCACCGGCGAAATGCTATTGGTGCACCAACGGCGTGAAGCCGGCTGACCTCGGCGACTCGGTACGTCTGATCGGGCAGGGCCAGCAGGGCGAACTGTGGCCGTGGCCGCAGGACGAGATCGACGCGCTCGCCGAGCGGCTGGGCGCCGAGGGCAAGGACCCGACGTTGGCCATCGTGTTGCTGCGTAAGCGTGCCCGGGAAGCCCAGGTGGCGGCATGAGCTACGAGACGGTGTGGGGCTCGCCGAAGCTGCGGGGTGAGCAGCCGTGGTAGTCACCATTCACGGCCGCGAGGAGACACTGACGGCCGCCGAAGCGCGGGACCTGATGGACCAGATCCTGCAGCAGACCCCCGGCGAGTACGCCCGGCTGGAGGCGAAGGCTGCGATCCGGAGCCAGTACGGCCGTGACGCTGTCGACGACGACGAGCGCGACTGCCACCCAGCTACCCGTCAGCACAACCCGGCGGATGGCTTTGCGATCGGCAAGCCGAACCGCCGGGCGACCGCGGCGAGCCTTGCCCGAAGCCCTGACCGCGACGACGACGGGCGAGCCTTCGTTGCCTACGCCATGTCGGTGCCGGTCGTCGGGCTGCCCAACGACCGGTGCGGAATCGAAGGTGGCTGCCAGTGAGCTTCGCGACTCTTGCCCACTGGTGGCCCGTGACGATCGCGGTCTTCTTCGTGGCACTCGGCCTGGGCTGCGGTTGGCTTCTCGGCCGTCGCGGTCGGGACAAGCGGTCGTACTGGGACGGCTGGAACGCCGGAAACAAGGCGCGCAGCCAGCAGTACGCCGACGACGCGCGCCGGCCGGCGGTCCGCCCGCAGCGGGCGCACACCACGGCGATTCAGCCGCGCGTCGTCGACCGGCCCGGCACCAACGACCGGACCCAGATCCACCCGGTACAAGCCGACCGAACCACAACCATCCCGAAGCTGTCCGACAAGACCGAGACCTACGTGTTCCCGTGGAGGAAGCCGTGACTGCCCTGGTCACCACCCTTGTTGTTGTGTTCCTGGCGACCGCCGGCATCTTGCTGTGGACCGCGGTCAGCTATGCCCGCCGCTGCAACGACCTCGCCGGGCAGGACGCGGTGCTGTGCGCGACCGTCACCGCGCAGTCCCGGGAACTCGTCGCCCTCGCCGCTGAGATCGCGAAGCTGTGCGATGAGCGGAAGGTCATGTGCGATCTCGACAACGCCCAGCAGGAGCGGCTGTTCCACCTGCGGCGGCTCGCCGACGCGCGGGCTCGGCAGGTCGGTGTGCTGGTGCGGCAGCGGGATGCGGCCCGAGCCCAGAACGTGCGGCTGCGCGGCTGGATGCGTCGGGCCATGGACGCCGGGAGTGCTGTCGCCGCTACGCACCTCGTGAAGTACATCGGCGAGATGGACGCCGAAACGTGTCTGCTCGCCGAGCAACTCGGCAAAACCAACCACATCGACTCGCCCGAGGAGGGCACGAAATGAACTGGATCCACGTACTCGGATACGCCCTGCTCTTCATCTCTCTCGGCGTGCTGGCGCTGGTGGTGATCGTCGCCGTGGGGAAGATGCTCGCCCCGTCAGTCGTCGCCGCGATGGACGTCGAGCCGACGCCGGAGGACGAGCCGGACGACTCGGAGCGCGAAACGAACCCGGCTAACCCCTCGTGGGATGCGCTGGCGAAGCACGGCGCACTGTCGGCGGACCGTCCGCTGCCGTGCTACGGGCCGCCGCCGGCTATCCCGGGTGCACCTCACCCGCGGCATGCCCAGACCGGGGCGAAGGCGTGGCTGGCGGATGTGTGGGCGCAGACCGTGGAGATCGTGCGGCAGCACACCCGGCCGGTGATGGAGGGCGACAAGCCGGAGGTCAGCGAGGGTTGGGAGCAAGGGCACCTCGGCGAGCTGGACGCGATGCACGACCCGGAGCCCATCGAGCCGCAGGACGAGCCCGCCGAGGACGATCCGGATGTTGACGGCCCGGACTGCGAAGCCGGCCCGGTAGCCGACGAGCGCACCGAAGACGACGTCGAGCAGGACCAGGAGCAGGCACCGGAAGTGCCGCAGGTCGAGTCGGAGCCGGAGCGGGAGTTGCTCGCCGCCGCCCTGTACAACGAAACCACCCAGAACCGCACCGTCAGCCGCTTCGATCCGGAGTGGCTGCGCAGCGGGATGAACACCGGGGACACCGGCCGGCTGCCCAAGATGACGCCGGAGTTGGAAGCCGCCATGGCTGCCACGGACGAGCGGGGCCGTACGGCGGTGTGGGCATGAGCACCCGGACGTTCCACATCGGCGCGATTCTCACTGTCACGACCGACCGACTCGTTGCCCCCGGCCATATCGGGGACGTCTACGAGATCCTCAACTGGATGACCGGGGACAACCTGTTCACCCACCAACTCGGCCGCGCGATGGCCGAGTGCAAGCCCGAACTGCTGCGCCAGTACCCGGATCTCGCCGACGTCGTCGTGCCGGAGAACTTCGGCGCAGAGGAGCACGTCCGGGCATGGCTCGCGGAGCAGGTCGCGGCGCTCGGCGAGACCCGGGATGTCGCACCGTTGGCGCCCGGCGGCCACGTCGTCATTGACCCGGTCACCGAGCTGATGGCGATGCGGCCCGACGTGCCGATCATCGTAATCGGCGGCGAGGAGTACCCACAGCTTGAGCGGATGGCTGCCGGCGATCCGGGCCGTCCCGGGTGCGAAGACGGGTGCGGGCGATGAGCCTCTCGGACCTTCGCTCGCATCCGCCGCTGGCCGGTGTGATCGCCACGATGGAGCAGATGGTCATCGAGATCCGACCGCTGGCCATCGTGCATGAGCTCGATGCAGTACGGCAGCTGCTCGTCCTCTTCGCCGAGGACCCTGACCGGGCGGTGACCGTGGCCGCGGTCGCGATGGTCGAGTTGGCGCGGCTGCACGACTGGCCGGATGTCGGACGTAGCCAGCCGGACGTGACGTCATGACCGGCGTCATCAAGTGGATAGACCCGCCGTTGCAGCGCGGTGGCCATGCGGCCGTGGCGCGAGGCGCCGATGACTGGTCCCACGTCGCGGAAGAGTTGCGCGGCCGGCCGCACCAGTGGGGAGTCATCGCCGAGTTCGCCGAGTCCGGGAAAGCGCAGGGGCTGTCCTTCGCCATCATGCACGGCCGGTACGTGTCCTTCATTCCGACGTGCGATTTCGAAGCGGTGTCCCGTAAGCAGGACGGTGTCAGTCGGGTCTACGCCCGGTATGTGGGGCAGCCGTCATGAGCCCGCTGGAGTTGCGCACGGCACGGCTGGCGCGCGGTATGTCGCAAGGCGACTTGGCGGTGATCGCCGGGGTTAGCCGGGGAACCGTGAAGGCGATCGAGGGCGGCAAGGCGTCGCCACGGGAAGAGACCGTGGCCGCCATCGCCGAGGCACTGGAGCACTACGGCCAGCCGCGCCCAGCCGCGCCCCTTCCGCTGGCCGACCTTGCCCGGGCCGCAGACCTTGCCCGGATCGCCTCGGCGCTGGAGCGGATCGCGGCGAGCCTTGAGCGGTCGGAGCGGTCGTCATGAGCCGGCCGGTCACCGTCTACCGCCTGGACCTGGTCGACGACACCGGCGGCTACGTCCGCTGCTACGGGTACTGCGCAGACAAGAAGGAGGGATTCAGCACGCTGCTGAATCCCTCCACGTCCCGGCAGCGCAGATCCGGGCCACCGCTGAGAAGTACTCGCCGATGGTCACCCGGAAGGCGGCGTGATGGACGACGACGACCGCACCCGCAACCGGGCCGAGATCGCCCGGGACCTGGTCCGCCTAGCCCCGTGGATCGCTGCGTTGGCGTTGGTTGCGTGGCTGTGCGCCGGACGTCCGGGGGTGGGGTGGTGAGCGCGGCCAAGGACGTCACGTCCGACATCCTCCACATCCGACCGCCGGCAAACGCCTACGAAGAGGCGTTGCTGCGGGTTCGGAACTGGAGGGCGGCGAAGAACGTCCGGGTGGTCGTCGCCCGGCACGGGCAGGGCGACGAGCACCGGGCGCTGCTGCTGGACATGCTCGGCCTTGACGGGCAGGCAGCGTGATGAGCGACGAAGAGCGCCGGACCTTCCGTGCATCGCTGGTCGCCATCGTGCTGCTCGGGTTGATCACCTGGTACTGCGCCGGACTTCCGGGGCTGATGCCGTGAGCGCGCCAACCCTGCCAGCGGTGATCCGTTGGGAAGAGCCGCCGGACGATGGTCGCCGCGAGCCGCCGCAGCGGGACCGTGGTCCGCGCTGGAAGTACCCGGCGATCGCTGCCGAGTTGCGAGAGCGGCCGGGCGAGTGGGCGTTGGTGATCGAGTGCGCGGCGGGCAACACCGGCTATGTCGTGGCGCACCGGATGCGCCGGGGAGCCTGCGCCGGGTTCGGTCCGGCTGGCGCGTTCGAGGCCGAGGCGCGCCAGCACGGTGACGGCACCCGGGTCTATGCGCGCTTTGTCGGTTTGGCTGCGGCGTCTTGAGCGGCCAGGGCTGCTTCGGCGCGGTCGTGCCAGTCGGGCGGGACGACGATCGCCGCGCGCTTGCCGCTGCGGGTGATCGGGATGCGCTCTCCGGCGTATTGGACCTTGCTGAGCAGTTCGGCCCACTGCTTGCGTGCCGCTTCGGCTGTCCAGGCATCCACCGTTTCGCCAGTTCCGCCAGATTCCTTCGGTTCTCCAGACATGCGGGTAGCATACCGACCTCCAGAACTGTAAGATTCAGTCAGAACTAGCGGAACATAAGAACCACTAGATTTGGAGTACGGGTGACCCAGCTCGACATCCTCTCGATGGACACGGCCAGCCCGTTCGACTCGATCCGCAAGGTCGACGAGCGTGGCGAGCACTGGACGGGCAGCGACCTGATGCCGCTCATGGACTACGGCCGGCGGCACGAGTTCATGACGGTGATCGAGAAGGCAAAGGCTTCGCTCGCGCTCGTGCAGGGCGAAGAGCAGGCCACGCATCACTTTGGCATCCAACACAGCGATGGAGGTCGATGGGGTAACCGGAGCGTCACCGACTACCGGATGACCCGCTTCGGTGCGTACCTCGTTGCGATGGCCGGAGACGACACCAAAGAGGCCGTCGCCCGTGCCCGGATCTACTTCGCGGTCAAGGCTCGGGAAGCCGAGGTCGCTCCGGTGCGACAGGAGTTCGCGCTCCCGGGCAGCTACGCCGATGCCTTGCGCGAGTTGGCGAGCACTGTCGAGCGGGCAGCCCTCGCGGAAACCAAGGTCGTCGAGTTGGAGCCGAAAGCGGCTCAGGCCGAGCACTACCGCGCGGCTGAAGGTCAAACCGCTATCGGCGACTTCGCCAATGACCTTGCCCTGTGGGCGAAAGAGGTCCACGGCGTCAAGATCCTGCAAGTCGAGGTCCGCAAGTTCATGGCTGAAATCGGGCTGCTGATCCTCGGCGAGACGATCCGCAACGGCCAGCCGACCGCCGACGCGCAGAAGCGCGACCTGCTGCGGATCAAACACACCACCTTCGAAACCAACACGCGCGGCACCCAATCCGGCACGTCGGCCCGCCTGACCCAAAAGGGCTGCGGCTACGTCTGGGACCGCGCAACCCGGCGCATCGCTGAGCACGGCTCGCTTGCGCCGATCACCAGCGTTGAAAGGAAGTTCGCATGACACTCAAGACCCGTAAGCCCACGGGCAAGGTTCCGCCGCCGGTGATCCTTCTCGAAGGCGAGGAAGGGTCCGGCAAGTCCTGGATCACCGCCGAACTGTCGACCTCGCCGAAGGTCGGCCGGATGCTCTGGATCGAACTCGGCCGGGAATCCACCGCCGACCAGTACGGCGCGATCCCGGACACCTCCTACGAGATGGTGGAGCCCGACGCGCCCACGGCGGAGTGGGACTGGCACACCCTGTTCATGGCCTTGCGGGACGCCCGTGATGAGGCTGCCCGTGCCCGTGAGGCTGGCGAGCCGCCGACAGTGCTGGTCGTTGATCAGGTCGGCGCCATCTGGGACATGCTCTCCGAGTGGGCTGACAACCGCGCCCGGTCCACGGAGACCAACTCGAAGGCGCTCGCCGCGAACCCAAACGCCGAATACGTTGTCGGCGCGAACTTCTGGAACGACGCCACCGACCGGTGGAAGCAGTTCATGACCCTGATCCTCAAGTTCAAGGGCATCGTGATCCTGCTCTCCCGTGGGCAGGAGGTGACGCTGTTCGAGAACAGCAAGCCCACGAAGAAGAAGACGTGGAAGGTCGACGGGCAGAAGCAACTGACGTTCGACGTTCCGGTGTGGATCCGACTGACACGCGACGGCAACCCGTCGCTGATCAAGATGCGGTCGGTGACCAACGGCATCCGTCCCGGCATCGACCGGGCGCGCGGGCTTCCCAGCTTCACCCTGGAAAAGCTCATCTTCGAACTGATCGGGTGGGATCCGACGGACAGCGGTGCCCGTGAGGTTGTCCCGATGGTTGCCGGCAACGAGCCGCCGCCCACGGAGATGTTCAAGGTGCTGGACCTCGCCGTTGAGTCGGCGGAGGGGCTCGGCGAACTGAAGTCCGCATTCGACCGGATCAAGCCTGCCGTTGACTCCGAGAAGATCACCGGCGTTGAGGGCAACCGGTTGACGGCGTTCGTCGGCCGCCGCAAGGCGGAGATGGAGCCCGTCGCCCCGCCGGTCGCCACCGGCCCCGCGCAGACCACCAACGGCTCCACTCCGGCGCTTGTGGGGGCAGCGAAATGACCTCCGCTGACGAGTTGGCCCTACGCGTCCGAGCTGAAGCGATCGTGGCGCAGCACCTGCGGGTCATCACCGACTGGACCCGGGGCAACCGCGAAACGCCGGTCGAGCCGCACCTGATCGAGGAACTCGGTCGGGACGTGGTGGCTTCGGTGCTGGACACCGTGGAGCGGTCGGCCAGCGAGTACCCGTGCACCTGCGACACCACCGACGACTACATGTGCATGCGTCACGCCGACTCGATCCTTCTCCAAGCCGTTTCCCGCTGGCGCCACGGAGACATCCGCGACCGCGACATGCGAGACCTGGTCGACGAGTACGAGGAGATCAACGACCCGGGTCCGATCAACGAGTCACCCACCCCTATCACCCGCCGGGAGGTATCGGCATGAGCATCCTGATCTACGGCGCATCCGACGACTTGATCGAAGTCGACGGGGACCTCTCCGACGAGTTCACCTACATGTCCCGCACCGACGGCCACAACGGTGACCTGTTGGCGTTCTCGGACGGGACGATCCTGCGGATCCAGTTCACCGACACCGGGGTATGGCGCATCACCCCGGTCGTCGGCGGTGCGGGGTACCTGAACATCGTCCAGGCGCCCGAGGGCGACGAAGACAACTACTCCGACCGGGCCACCCTCGACGGCGCTGTGTGGGTTGTTCACGGCATCTCGTACGCCGGGGTGGTGGGTGTCCGATGAGCCGCTTGAGCCGGGCCGAGAAGGTCCAGGAGATCGCCCGCCGGGAAGCGTTCGCCGCCGCCTACGTCAACGCCGCGAAGGAACTGCGCGCCGAGGTGGAAGCCGACGCCCGCAAGGAGTGGGAAGAGAACGGCAACGGCGTTACGTGGACGATCCGCGACGTCGGCAAGGTGTGCCTGCCGCTGAGCAAAGAGGCTCCGGTCATCTCCGACATCGAGGCGTTGCTGGGTTGGACGAAGCAGCGGCACCCGGAGCAGGTCCAGGTGGTGGAGCAGGTCCGAGCGGCGTACCAGACGTTCCTGATCCAGAACGGCGTTTGCGTCGGTGACGTCGTCATGGACCCCGATGGCACCGGCGAGGCGATCCCGGGCATGGCGGTCCGCGCAGGCGGCCAGCCGAAAGCGTTGTCCATCACCGTGGAACGGCCGGTCAAGGAGTTGCTGGCCGACTACGCAACGACCGAGGTAGCCGCGCAGATCGCCGCGCTGTTCGGTCCGGATGAGGAGTCACCCGCTGACGCTTCCGGCTCTCCGGCTGTACCGGTAGAGGCGGTACAGCCGTGACCGACTTCGAAACCGACTGGCCGGGCGGAGTAGCCGACGTCGGACCGGCGCACTCTGACACCCCGTATGCATGCCGGATCGGTGACTGCGGCAGCGGCGTCACGGTGGTGGTCGCCGACGAAGACTGCCCGGAACACGGCGAAAGCGAGACGGCGGAGTTGCTGCGCCAGATCACCGCCGCCGAGCGTGAGGCAGCACCAGGACCACGCCCACCGCTCGACCTGGACGTCATCTGCCGCATCCTGCGCACCGCCACCCACACCACAGACCTGCGGATCGTCCTCGGGACGACGTTGACGGAGATCGAGCGACTTCGCAGGGCGAACCATCGAACGCTGGCCGAGGTCGACGGGTTGCGGGAAGCCAACGCCCAGCAGGCCCGGGAGATCGCCTCGCTGCGGGATGCCGCCCGGGAGGTTCCCGATGTCGCGTGACGTGTTCCTCATCCACCGCGACGGCTCCCCGGCGTTGGCAACGCCAACGCTCGCCGAAGCGCAAGACGTTGTTGACGGGAAGCTTTGGGAGACCGACGGAGAGCCGGACACGTGGCGCACCGAAGACGGGTACACCGTCGTCGAGCGTTACGACTGGGTTCCGGTCGGTGCGTACGCCGAAGACCTTGAAGGCGTAGGCGTTCGGGTAGTGCTGGCCCGGCTGGGGCAGGTGGCGTGATGACCACCTCCTACGCCGAGTTCCTGGCCCGCAAGGCCGGCCGCGCTGCGATGGTTGGCCACGAGGTAGCCCGCGGTGACATCCACCCGAGCTTGCATCCGTGGCAGGCCGAGATCGTCACATGGGCCGTCCGGGTAGGCCGCGCAGCCATCTGGGCGGACACGGGGCTGGGTAAGACCCGCCAGCAGTTGGAGTGGGCCAGGCTGTCCGCCTCGACGAGCCTGGTTGTGGCTCCGCTGGCAGTGTGCGCCCAGACCGTGCGGGAAGCCGCGACGATCGGCACCACCGCCCGGTACGTCCGGGACGGGGCCGAGATCACCGGCCCGGGAGTGTGGGTCACCAACTACGAGATGGTGCAGCATTTCGACCCGAGCCTCTTCGGCGCGGTGGTGTTGGACGAGGCGTCGATCCTCAAGCAGTCCGACGGCAAGACCCGGGCGAAGCTGATCGCGCAGTTCGCGGACGTTCCCCGCCGGTTGGCGTGCACCGCGACGCCCGCACCCAACGACCCCGAGGAGCTCACCAACCAGGCCGAGTTCCTGGGTGTCATGCCCCGGGTGGAGATGCTGGCCGCCTACTTCGTCCACGACGATGCGGGATGGCGACTCAAGGGCCACGCCCGCGCGCCGATGTTCCGGTGGATGTCCACGTGGGCGGTTGCCCTGCGGCGCCCGTCCGACATCGGATACCCGGACGACGGGTACCGGCTGCCCGGCCTCGACATCGTCTCGGAGGTTGTGCCCGTCGAGCTTGAGGCGGAGGGGCAACTCTTCGCCACCGACCTTGGCGGCGTGGGTGGCCGGGCGAAGGTGCGCCGGGAAACCCTCGACGCCCGGTGCCAGCGCGCTGCCGAACTGGTCGCCGCGGAGCCCGAAGAGTGCTGGCTGCTGTGGTGTGGCCTGAACGATGAGGCCGACCGGCTGGCCGCGCTGATCCCCGGATCGGTGAACGTGCCCGGCAGCTGGAGCCCGGAGCAGAAGGCCCAGGCATTCCTCGACTTCGCCGATGGAAAGATCCGCCGGCTGATCGTGAAGCCGAGCATCGCAGCGTTCGGCCTGAACTGGCAGCACTGCGCACGGATGGCATTCGTCGGCATCAACGACAGCTACGAGACCTACTACCAGGCGATCCGGCGCTGTTACCGCTACGGGCAGTCCAGGGTGGTACGGGCTCACGTCATCGTGTCGGAGCTTGAGGCGCAGATCGCCGCAAACGTTGCCCGCAAAGAGCGCGACGCCGGCCGGCTGGTCGCCGAACTTGTCGCTGCCATGCAGTCCACCAACACCCTTGGGGCGGCGTGATGACCTACTCCGCCACCCAGTCGCGCATCAGTCGCCGGACCGCCTCGGACGCGGTCAAGCCCTCGGCTGCGGCCTTGGCCTTGACCGCTTCCCACAATTCATCATCGGCGCCGATGTTGCGCAGCTTGACGTTGGCAGCCCGCTGGCCGGGCATGTCAGGCGTACCGGCGGGCGAGGCCGACGGCGATGCGCGCGGCCAGCTTGTCACCGGCGCCGGTCGGGGCGCCGTCGCGGACCAGCACGACCGGCGAGTCCACGGCGGTCACCTTCGGGGCGCTCAACGTGCTGGTCTTGCTGGCCTTGTCGTAGGTGCTGGTCGTCAGGCTCAGCGCGTCGGAGGTCCCGTCTCCGTTGTCGCGGAAAAAGTGGCCCTTGGCGTCCTGGCTGATGTCGCCTCGCATTGTCGTCTCCCTTTCGCTCGGTGTACCCACACCCTAGCCGGTGTACCCACACCCGTCAACCCTCGGAGCGCAGCATCATGAGCAACGCCGACAGCTACATCACCGACCAGGCCGAAGGCGAGAACTGGGATCTGTTCCTCGGCGATTCTTGCGAGCGGCTGGCCGAGATTCCCGACGCCAGTGTCGGACTGTCCGTGTACAGCCCGCCCTTCGCGTCTCTCTTCACCTACTCGCCGAGCAACCGGGACCTCGGGAACTCCAAAGACCGGGTCGAATTCTTCGAGCACTACGACTTCGTGATCCGGGAGAACCTGCGCGTCACGATGCCCGGCCGGATGGCCTGCGTGCACGTCCAGCAGCTGACGACCACTAAGGCCACCAACGGCGTGATGGGTCTGACGGACTTCCGTGGTGAGGTGATCCGGGCGTACCTCGGTGCCGGCTGGATTTTCCACGGTGAGGTCACCGTCGACAAGGACCCGCAGGCGCAGGCCATCCGCACCAAGAGCCACGCCCTGATGTTCGTGACGAAGAACCGGGACTCGGCCGGCTCCCGCCCGGCGCTCGCCGACTACGTCCTGATCTTCCGGGCGCCCGGCGAGAACGCCGAGCCGATCAAGAACGACGTGTCCAACGAGGAATGGATCGAGTGGGCCCGGCCGGTCTGGTACGGCATCCGCGAAACCAACACCCTCAACGAGCGGGCCGGACGGGAGTCTGCCGACGAGCGGCACATCTGCCCGCTTCAGCTCGACCTGATCGAGCGCATAGTCCGACTGTGGTCCAACCATGGCGAACTGGTGCTGAGCCCATTCGCCGGGATCGGGTCGGAGATTCACACCGCCGTCCGGCTCGGCCGCCGTGGGCTGGGCATCGAGCTCAAGCCGAGCTACTGGCGCACCGCAGTGGAGAACTTGCGCCGACTGGACCGTGACTGCTCGCTGCCGGTGCTGTTTGACCTGTCCGAGGTGGCGTGATGCGCCGCACCCCGATCTCACCGTTCTCGGCGAAGAAGCTCGCCGCACTTAAGGCCGCCGGGCTGCACCCGTCCTCCACCCTGACCAACCGGGGGACGCTGGGAGCGAAGTCGAGTGCGGGCAACGGGCTGCCGGCCGAGCTGCGCCGCAAGCCGATGAAGGCGACCTACCGCAGCACCGGACCGGACCTGCTGACCGTCCAAGCCGTATGGGTGCGTGACCTCTGCCGCTGCGCGTGGTGCGGCGAGCACGTCGACCCGTACGGCGAGCGGAGCATGGACTGGTCGATTCAGCACCGCCGGCCGCGGCGAGCCGGTGGCGACCCTCGGCCGGAAACGAACCTGCCCGGCAATCTCGTCCTCTATCACGGGTCCGGAACAACTTCTTGCCACGGGAAGGCGGAAGGGTCCGAGCGGGCGAAGGCCATCGACACCGGACACATCCTGCCTGCCGTCGCCCTGCCCTACCTGATGCCGATCACCCATGCGGTACACGGCCGGGTGTGGCTCACCGATGACGCCGGGGTATCCGACGTACTACCGGAGGTAGCAGCATGAAGCGAGCTATTGCCCTGACCGCTGCCGCTGCCTACGTGGCAACAATCGTCCTGGCCAACTGGACGACTGGGCATTTCGGCCTGGTCCACGTTGCCGGCCTGAGCGTGACAGCCGGGACGTTCGCCGCGGGCTTGTCCTTCGTGGCCCGGGATGCGCTGCAGGACGCCGCCGGTCGCCGGTGGGTGCTGGCCGCGATCGTTGCCGGCGCCGCCCTGTCCGGGCTGCTCTCGCCGGTGCAGCTCGCGGTGGCGTCCGGGGTCACCTTCGTAGTGTCCGAGACGGCCGACATGGCGGTGTACACGCCGCTGGGCGACCGAGGGCACCGGCTGTCGGGATGGCTCGCGTCCAACATCGTCGGGAGTGTCATCGACTCGGCGCTGTTCCTCTGGCTGGCGGGCTTCCCGATGTCCGGTTTCGCTGGTCAAGCCATCGTCAAAATCGCGGTCGGCGTTGGTACTCCACTGCTGGTAGCTGGCCTGTTGGGGGTGCGTCATTCGCTACTTCGCCACCGCCTCAACCGAGCGGGTGCGTGACGCGATGCGCGCCGACTACCTCGGTCAGATCATCACCCCGGCGGCTGGCAACCGGCTGGAACCCGACGCGGAGTGGGTCGCCGACAACGGCATCTACAGCCGCGCCTACCCGGGCGACTCGGCATACCTGACGTGGCTGCGGTCGCACGCCGACTACCGCTCGCGGTGCCGCTTCGCTGTCGCGCCGGACGTCGTGGCCGACCACGAGGCGACCCTGAACCGCAGTTGGCCGATGCTGCGCCCGATCCGCAAGGTCGTCGGCCGGGTGGCCCTGTGCGCACAGAACGGCGCGACGGTGGCAAACCTGCCGTGGGACTACGTCGACGCGATCTTTCTCGCGGGCATCGTCGAATGCCCGCTGTGCGAGTACGTCCCGGCGCTGTCCGACCTGCCCGCTACCCACTGCCCGGCTGGACATCCGATGGCCGAATGGAAGGTCGGCGACGTTGCCGCCGCGATCACAGCCGAGGCGAACCGGCGCAAGGTCTGGGTGCACATGGGCCGCGTCAACTCCGAAGACCGGTTGAAGCGCGCAGCGGCGATGGGCTGCGACTCCGCCGACGGCACCTACTTGGCGTTCGGGCCGGACATCAACCTGATCCGCCTGCTCGGCTGGCTGAATCCGGACGACTTCCGGTTCATGCGCGCCGAGCAAAGCGTCCGCCGGCAGACGTCGGCAACGCAGCAGCCCGGCCTGTTCGAGGCTGTGGCGTGATGGCCTACGCACCGCTGATCCCCCGACTCACCGCGGTGCAGGTAGAGCAGGTCTACCAGGACCAAGGGCCACTCACCGATGCGGACATCGCCTACCTGGACCACCTGAACCCTGCCCAGCGTCGCCGAGCCGCCCTGGCGTCTTGGTACGGGCGGGCAGCGGTCGACTACGCGTGGCGGATCTACCGGGAGCAGTCGGGGTGTGCGGCATGACCTACCCCGAGGTACCCCGGGTCACGCTGGCGATCGCCGAACCAGACCCGGAAAACGACCAACTGAACCGGGAGTGGCGGACGGCTACGGCTTGGGCGCAGTGGCGGCAGTACTGCTGTGTCGAGGCTGGCGGCCACCGCTGGATAGCTGAGGTCGAATCCATCGACGAAGGCGGGGGCGTCTTCCTGTCCTGCGACACCTGCCCCGGCGGCATTGACGACCTGTTCCCCGATGCATTCGCCGAGCTGTACGGCGAGATCAACGGCATCCCGGTGACGGGTGGCCACGCGCTCAGCCTGATCTCTTTCGTAGCGCCGGTATCCGTGGCGCTGAAGGTTGAGCACTACCCATCCACTCCGGCAAACGGCGAGGAGTGGGACGTGTGGCTTGAGGTCGCTTCGTTGGATGGGTGCGTGACGGCATGACGGCCGAGGTACCCCGGGTGCTCACCGAGGAGCAGCAGCGCCGTAGGGACGCTATCCGCTCCCACTATGCCCGTCACCGCCGGATGCGGATGCGTCGTCTGGCTGGACACTTCGCGCTGCTGCGGTGGCTGCGATGAGCTCCCGTACGTGGACCGTGACGATCCCGGCACCGGCGAAGTGGCTCAACGCCAACAGCCGCATCGACCGTAGGCAGTTGGCGCCGGTCGTGAAGCTGTGGCGTGAAGCTGCCGCCGTCTACGCCCGGCAAGCCCGGCTACCGCAGCTCGGCAAGGCCCGGATCGTCGCCGAGTTGCGGTTCACCGACAAGCAGCACCGCGACTCGCACAACTACTTCCTGACCGTCAAACCGGTCATCGACGGCTTGATCGATTACGGGTTGCTCGGTGACGACTCGGACGGCTTCCTGACCAGCGTGGAGATCCGCGCCGGGGAGCTGATGGAGAAGAAGCCATACGGCCCAGTCGGTGCCGTCCATCTGATCATCTCGGAGGTTTCGTGATCTCCGCCGACCTATCGACTACATCCCCGGAAGGGAACGAGTAATGGGCTACGACATGCGATGGGTTCGCAAAGCTGACGGCGAGGAAGAGGCGCACGAAGCGGCCCGCGTCGAGTTCTACGCGGCCAGCGAGCGCCGTGGCGCGATCCCGAAAGAGGAGCGCGGCGAGTGGACGAAGGAGGAGATGGCGTCCGCCGTCGCCTTCGAGAACGGCCGGGCGCCCGCGAATGCGTCGGACCGATACCGAGCGGCGCATGCCGAGGTGGACCGCGCCTACCAGGCGATGGACCGGGCGGACCGTTCCTACTTCCGGCTGAACATCTTCGGGATGGGCCGGTACTGCCAGGTCATGGCCGATCTCGGCGTGCTGCGCGAGGACTATGACCGCGCCGAGCAGTCGGCGTACCCGGAAGACGTGCCTGACGAGTACTGGGATTGGGACGACGACGAGCCGACCGACATCGAGCCGGAAACGCTCGCCAGGTTCACCGAGATCAAGGCTGCGATCGGAGCGTGGCAGTCGTGGTCGCCCGCCGGTCCGGTGAAGGGCATCCCGGCCCACAAGTTCGGCTCGAATGACGGGTGGCACGTGACGCCCGAAGAGGCGTTCTACGCGGCCTCGACAATCCGGGCGCTCGACCCGCAGGTGGTCACCAAGACGTTGACGGCCCACGGGTTCACCGCCCCGGATCGCCTCGCCTACTGGGAGTCGTGGGTGCAGTGGCTGGACGACTCCAGCCAGCACGGCGGGTTCAAGGTCCACTGATGGACGTGGACACGTACGTCCCTGACGACGTTGAGGTGTGGCTGAAACGCCGCCGCGATGCGTGCCCGGCGTTCGGCAAGGCATGGCACGCCCTAGATGACGCACTGGACGACTACCGGGATCACATGGTCACCGGTACACCGCTGGACTACCCGGTCCGTACGCGAGAGGAGGGCTGAGCAGTGACCCAGCCGTGGATGGTCGACGAAGAGACTGATGCCGAGCCGATCGGCTACTACGAGACGTTCGTCATGGACGACGAGCACCCGGAGCACCGGACGGGCTTCATCTGCAACGTGTGCGCCCGGCCGACCGATGACGTGCCGTGCCCGGAGCACGCACCGACAGAGGTTGCAGGCTTGGCGTTGGTCGACTGCGAGGCGACGCCCCGGCATTGGGCGTGGACGCTGGACGGTGACGGCAACGGCTACGGCAATCCCTGCTATGCCTGCATCTACGTCGAGGAGATAGCCCGCCGCGATGCCGCGATGCAATGCAGACACTGGCCGTGGCGTCGCTGGGGTACGACGAAGCGGGCGTTCGCGTGGGCGCTGCGCCTGCGATTGATCAGCGGGTCGGTAATCAGTTCTAGTCACGGTTGCGACTGGTGCATCACCGCGCTGCGCGGGTTGCCTCGCCGAGGTCGGTCCAGTGACTGACCGCTGCGAGCTGACCGAGTTTCTGGTGCGGGACTGCGGTTGCCGCATCCACCGCCCGGACCTGCGAGGTGAGCGGTCAACGCCACCGGCTCGCGGCGTGACGTTCGAGGCCAAGTACGCCGGCCGGTGTTCGAAGTGCACCACCACCTTTGAACCGGGTGACCAGATCCATGCCGACGGTGAGGGCGGCTACCTCGGTGAGTGCTGTGGAGAGGATGACGATGCTTGATCCGATGCTCGCCGACGAGATCGTGCACCTGCTCGCCCCTCACTCCGAGGGATGCCAAGACCCGGAGTGCGTGATGTGCGACGACGCCATCGCCATGTCCGCCCGGATCGTCGGGCTGTTCCGCGATGTGCTGTTGCGCGACGAGACGGTGGAGGCGATGGCCCGCGCCACGTGGGCCGAGTGGGAATCCCTGCCGGAGGACGTGCGGTGCCACCTGCGTAACCACCTGCTCCGCCATGTAGTCCTCGCCGCCGATGTTCTTGTCCCCGTGCCCGTAGCCGCAGCAGTGGAGGCGTCGTGACGCCGGTAGGAATCGCCATGGGCCACAAGCGCCGCGCCCAGCTGGCCGCGAAGTTCTCCGGCGACACCAAGGACCCGGTGGCGGCAGGTGGTGATGGCGTGCGGACGCCAACCGTCACTGTGGAAGAGCCTGCCGCCGCCGTCATCGCCGAGAGTCCGCGCTGCCGTGTCTGCGGCCGGGACGATACGGGCACCACCGTCGGAGGCTTGATTGAGCGGCACCGCCCGAGGATGGCCGGACCGGATGGCCCGTACATCAAGGCCGTGCCGTGTGCCGGCGGGTTGCGGTGGCCGGAGGTTGTTACCGCATGAGTTGGCGGCTGGATGCTGTGTGGCCCATTTTGGACCCGACGCTGTCCTACGAGGAGGCGGTGGCACAGGGCGAGCTCGAACTCCCCGACGTGTCCTACCGTTCCCGGCTGCGGATTGTCGGCGAGCCTCGTTGGGCGATCCGGGAGTGTGATCCGGACCGTGAGTGGTGGCCCGGCACCCCGACCGCTTTGACGCTGTCGGTCCCGGCGATACCCGCGCAGCTCCAGCCCGAAGACCTGACCGCCGCTATCCGGCTGCTCGCCTCGCTGCACTGGACAGATGGGCGGATCGCCGCCGCTGTGGACCGGGCGGCGTACACGGTGCGGGACATCCGCCGGCAGAACCACATCCCCGCAGGAGTACCGCAGGGCTACCACGACATCTCGGAGGTAGCCGAGCCGAAGGACTGGCGGCGGCGACCCATCACCACCGAGCAGGCACCTACCAGCGGCCAGAAGGCCGCGTAATCCCCCAACCCGCAAGATCCCCCGGAAGGAATCGCAACACCATGAGGACCAAGACCGCTCTGTCCGCCGCCGCCTTTGGGCTGCTGGCC